AAAGTTTTGGATTGGCTTGATAAAATTGGAGAGACAGACGAAGCCTGCCGAGCCGAGGTTCTGGAGCAATGCGCCAAAGACCAGGAAGCCCGTGCATATTACGTGATGAGAAGCGAGGAGCTAAATTGAACAACGACCTAAACCACCAACGGCTCGATAGCCTGCTGTCACAGCTCAACATGGCCTTTGCATCAGACAAATGCAGCCCCCAGCGCATTGTGCAGCTACAGGTGGACGTTGCCTTGCTGCGGGAGAAAATAGCCCGTGAGTATGTCCCTGTCGAGCCGGAAGAGGTGTATTCGCCGCATACCGTAGTGAGGGAGTTATGACTGGAGATCGCAGAATATACCACCTGGTGCACGACACAGCGCGGAAACTGGCTGCGACGTACTGCATGACTGCGCCAGATGGCTACATCTGCACCATTGACGCACCAAAGCGCAGCACAGAGCAGAACGAGAAGATGCACGCCATGATCGGCGACATCGCTAAGTTTGTGCCGTTCATGGGCAAGCTGATCAACCGCGACGACATGAAGCGCCTACTGGTGGATGCCTTCGCAAAGGTGATGCGCGATGCTGGTACGCCGCTGCACCACGATGGCCGGGTGGTGCCGAGTCTGGACGGTGAGCGCGTCGTGCAGCTCGGTATCCAGACCAAGGATTTCAGAGTGCGTGAGGCGTCGGAGTTTGTGGAATACCTGTATGCCTTCGGCGCAGAGAACGGCGTGACGTGGAGCGAGCGGGTGCGGCAGTGGGAAGAGGTGTCGGCGTGAAAAAGAACCGACGCCTCGCCGTCCTGCCGCTCGGTATCAAACGCTCAAGATATGAGCTGGACGCCCGCGCCGCCCTGCTTGCCCTGATGCACAACACAGCCAAAGAGCAGCACCTGATCGACCTGTACTGCCTCGCCAAGCTGTGCGAGGCCATGAGTAAGGAGCCGCACATCAAGGCGCATGTCGGCTCAATCGAGCGGCTGTGCGAAGAGATATACCATGCCGACTACAAGGTGACTGCGTTGCAGTATGTGGCGATTGCCGCCAGCACTGACATGCTGATCGATTTTTTCAACAAGCAGCCGAATGCGCTGATTGCAAGGACGGCGCTGTATCTGGCTGGTAAGATGGCCGCATGAAGTCACAAATGCGCGAAGAAGGCGCGTGAATTTTGCAATCGCAAAGCCGGACAGATTGCGAGACGGGCAAAGGAGAAAACGGAATGACCCGTAAAGAACAACTTCGCATGGACAACATCATCATGGAAAACGACATGTTGAAAGAAAAAATGAGCGAACATCTGCGAATTTACTCGGACATGCTGAACGAAAACGTATGCCTAAAAGCGCGGCTTGAGACATTACGTGAGGTGATGGGCTGGCCGATGGCGGGGGAGTATGAGGAATGACTGAATCGGACGCGCTTTGGCTAATCAACAACACACCCAGCCTGCAATCGCTGCTCTATGACGTTGGGATGCTCCCAGAACAACTACAGCCGGGCACAATCCAATGGAACCGGATGCTGGCGTATGCCTACGCTTTTCAGGCCGGAAGGGAGAGCGTTCCGTTGAAAGAGGTGGCATTTTAATGGCTACAGTGGCAGAAAAAAAGTATATGAACAGAGTTGCTGCATTGGGCTGCATTATCCCGGATTGCGGGTTGCCAGCCATCCTGCACCATCCCTGGTTCTGTTGTGGGATGAGCCAGCGCGCCAGCAATTTTTTAGTGATACCCATTTGCCCAGACCATCATGCAGGAGCGCTGAGTATCCACAAGTCGCCGCGCCAGTTTGAAAAGTTGTTCGGATCAGAGGTTGATCTGCTGGCCGAGACCATCAGGAGATTGGCATGAGCACCTGCCACACCTGCAAAAATTGGATATGCGAAACAGTGCGCGTGTTTGGCGGAACCTGGGCGGTATGGAAGTGCCCGAAGCGCAGGATAGAATTCGGTGTTGAGCGAGACTGGATGTCAGGAAAGAACCAACCAAAATCATGTGTGGATTATGCGAAATGATAAAACTGCCGTGGCCAGACAAGGCGCTATCCCCGAATGGTCGCAGCCATTGGTCGACCAAAGCCAAGGCGGCCAAGCGAGCTCGCAGTGATGCTTTCCACCTGGCGCGCGAGGCAGGGTATGATACTCGAACCTTTGCTGATTACGGCGGTACGCTGCATTTGTGGATCGACTACTACGCAAAAACGCGCAATTACCCGGATGCAGATAATTGCTTGAGTGCCAGCAAAGCCTATCTTGATGGGATTGCCGATGCGCTTGGGGTTAATGATCGGCGCTTTGTTCCTCACCCATTCGTGAAGGCCGAGACGGGCGGCAAGGTGGTGATTCGCATAACAAAGGATGCTGAAATGAAAATTGACGTGATCTGTTGACTAATTCGCTCTCTGCTGATATAAAACCACTATTAACCCAAAGGTAAAGCGTTATGCCATGTAAAGGTAAAGGCAAAAAACCACCGAAACGGTGAGTACATTATGTCAAATAAAGTAGTGAAGAAAATTACTCCACCTAAAGCCGGGGCTGGCAGACCAAAGGGTTCGTTGAACAAAACCACCAGGTCGGTTAAAGAGGCTATCGAATACGCGGCTCGCGGACTAGGTGGTGCTGATCGGCTTGTGTCGTGGGCAAAAGAGGATGCGGCAAACGAGCGTGCATTCTGGGCGAGCATCTATCCTAAATTGCTCCCATTGCAAGTGTCTGGTGACCAAGACAACCCCATAGCCTTTACAGAGGTCATCCGTAAGATCATCAAATGACCGGATTGGTTATCGAGACAGCTTCGGTATTTGAGCCATTATTGGCTCCATCTCGTTATAAAGGCATTTATGGTGGCCGCGGGTCAGGAAAGTCTCATTTTTGTGCTGACCTATGGCTGGATGAGAATGTCCGGCAAAAACTAGACTTCGTTTGCCTTCGTGAAACCCTCAAATCGCTTGAGTTCTCCGTAAAGAAGCTGCTAGAGAGCAAGATAGAACAACACAACGCTGGCGCATACTTCGAGGTTCAAGACCGTCGCATCCTATCTAAAAACGGTGGTGTGACCATATTCGAAGGGATGCAGAACCACACAGCCGACTCAATCAAAAGTTTGGAAGGATTCGACCGCGCATGGTTTGAAGAGGCGCAAAACGCATCCGACAAGAGCTTAACCCTGCTTCGCCCGACTATCCGCAAGATCGGTTCCGAGATGTGGTTCACCTGGAACCCAAACAAGGACACCGACCCGATTGACCAGTTATTGCGTGGTGGAATACCCCCAAAAGACATAATCCTGGTCGAGGCGAACTACACAGATAACCCGTGGTTCACCCAAGAGCTAAAGGATGAGATGGAGTTCGATCGGGCGAGGGACTTCGAGAAATACGAACACGTCTGGCTTGGCAAGTATTGGAGCAATAGCGAATCGAGGATATTCAAAAACTGGGTGGTTGAGGAGTTCGACCGTCCAGCCGGGACAATCTATAGGCTTGGCGCGGATTGGGGATACTCCATCGACCCATCAACCCTTATCCGTTGCTCTGTTGAAGGCAATCGGCTTTATGTGGACTACGAAGCCTATATGATCGGGTGCGAGATTGTAAACCTTCCTGACTTGTTCGATCGTGTACCAGAAAGCCGTAAGTGGTTCATTAGGGCTGATTCTGCTAGACCGGAGACTATCAGTTACATGCAGAAGAATGGCTACCCAAAGATGCAAGCCGCGCAGAAGGGAGCCAATTCGATCGAGGAAGGCATCTCATTCTTGCAGTCGTTCGACATTGTTGTTCATCCGCGCTGCAAGCACCTGATTGACGAATTGAGCTGCTACAGCTACAAACGCGACAAACTCACCGACGAAGTGCTGCCAATCATTGAGGACAAGAACAACCACGTCATAGACGCTTTGCGGTACGCCTGTGAAGGTATCAGGAAGGCAAATACCATTAAGCGTGTGGTAGAACCTGCCAGACATACCCGAAAAACAGGCACAAGTTGGCTTGGAGCTTGACAAGATAGTAATTGTGTTATACTTGCCGTACCTATCGTGAGATACGTTATCCCGCAGCCGGAGCTTTACATGCCAAACAAAGACGAAGTTGAGACAACGGAAGCCGAGAATAAAGACCTACTGAAAGAGGCAAAAGAGCGCTTCAAGGAGGCGGAGGAATTCTGGCGCGACAACTACAAAAACGCCATAGAAGATATGGAATTCAGGGCTGGCGACCAATGGCCGAAGGAGATCAAAGACCTTCGCGCAAACCAGAACCGCCCCTGCCTTGTGGTCGATAAATGCAACCAATACATTCGCCAAGTCGTCAATGACGGACGACAGAATCGCCCCTCAATCAAAGTTCGCCCGGTCGATTCCGGTGCGGATGTCGAAGTCGCAGAAATCTATCAAGGCGTTATCCGTCATATCCTCGAACGCTCAAATGCTGACACAGCATTAGACTCCGCCCTCGAGTCAGCCGTTGTCGGCGGAATAGGGTTTTTCCGAGTTCTGACCGAATACGCCCACCCCCAGACATTCAACCAGGACATCATCGTAAAGCGAGTCAGAAACCCGCTGACCGTGTTCATCGAGCCACCTAAAGAGGCTGATGCTTCAGACATCGGATGGGGGTTTGTGGTTGATGAAATGAGCAAGGAAGAGTTCGAGCAAGAATACCCTAAAGCCAAAAAAACAGATTGGGAGATCGACCGCGAAGCATACGGTGATTGGGTTATAGCTGATAAGGTGCGTGTTTGTGAGTATTGGTACAAGGAGGAAGAGGATGTTATGTCCCACCTGCTTGATGACGGCACGATCGAGGATGATGCAACTTACAAGAAAGCCGTGGCGAATGGATTGGAAGTGCCAGGAATCGTCGATAGCCGCACCCTAAAGAAATCCACTATCAAATGGTGCCGCATGACCGGTGCCGAAGTTCTGGAAACGCGAGACTGGCTAGGCAAGTTCGTCCCAATTATTCCAGTATTCGGTAACGAGTACGACATCGACGGGAAAGTTACCTATTCCGGCCTGATCCGCACCATGAAAGACCCGGCGAGGTTGTATAACTACAGCCGTAGCGCGTTTGCAGAACGTGTCGCACTCACCCCAAAAGCTCCATTTGTTGCCGCTGCCGGCCAGGTCGAAAACTACCCAGAATGGGAAGATGCTAACTCTGGTAATTATTCAGTGTTACGGTACGACCCGATGGAGGCTGGTGGGTCTTTGGTTGGCGCGCCGCAACGCCAACAAGCCAGCGATATTCCTGCTGGGTTCGCCAAGGACATGGAGCTTGCCGAGCACGACATTCAGGGCGCTATCGGAATGTATGCCGCCAGCCTTGGGCAACAATCCAACGAAAAATCAGGCAGGGCTATTCTCGCCAGGCAACGCGAAGGCGATGTCGGGACATTCCACTATCACGACAACCTTTCCCGCGCCATTCGGCATTTGGGGCGCATTCTGGTTGATTTAATCCCTCATGTGTACGACTCAAGCAGGGTTGTCCGTATTCTGGGTGATGATGGGTCTGTAGATAACGCCGAAATCAATCCAGAGCAACAGACTGCCGTGCAGAAGATGGGCGCGAAGTCCATCTACAACCTGAATGTCGGCGTTTATGACGTAGCAGTAAGTGCTGGAGCCTCATACACCACCAAGCGCGCAGAAGCTGCCGAGGCAATGGTTCAGCTCACCCAAGCGAACCCTCAACTATTCCAGTTGGTGGGCGACCTTATGATTCGCAACATGGACTGGCCACAAGCGGAAGAGATCGCCGACCGACTCAAACTCATGTTGCCGCCTCAACTGCAACAAGCAGAATCCAATGAACAACCGCAGATTCCACCTCAACTCCAACAGGCGATCCAACAAGCGCAGCAACATATCCAGCAACAAGATCAGGTTATTCAGCAAATGCAACAAGCGCTACAGGACAAACAAAGCGAACAACAAAAGTTGCAAGTTGATGCTCAAGTCGCGCAGATGAACGCACATAATGACGCATTGAAGCTACAGATCGACCAATTCAACGCCCAGACAAACCGCATCAAAGTGATGCAAGAGGCCCAACCAGAGGATAGTGGCATCGAAGCTGCAAAACTCCAGATTGAGCAGATGAAGATCGAACTCGAAGAGCGCATTGCTAAACTTGACTCCGACACAAAGATACTCATCGAGCAGATGAAGATCAGCGGAAAGATGTGTGAAAAGACACTGGATATTGATAACGAAGTTAGCACTCACTAAATCAAAGGAATGCAAAATGGAAGTACCGTCATTTTTAAGTCAAAAACAACAAGCACCCATAAAAAAGAATGGTTTTGCGCCTATAAATGATTGGTATAAAGGCATGTCGCGAGCAAATATAATTGTTCGCACTACGCCAAAATGGGCTGATCGAAAGGCAATTAAAAGAATATATTTGTTAGCGAAACAGCTTTCAATAAACAGCGGAATAAAATACGAAGTTGACCATTTAATACCTCTTAAAAGTAACAATGTTTGCGGGTTACATGTAGAAGATAATTTGCAAATAGTAGAGAGAAGTAAGAATCGCGGATTAAAACCAGAATTCCAATACATAGAGTAAGCGCTAACTATTGACAATCGAAAGTAACAAGTTTAGAGTAAGCGCCACTGGACGCATTCCAGGTTGCCCATCGAGAGATGCGCTATCCCGCAGCTGGAGGAAATTATGGCAGACGATGCCTTTGCAGCACCAGAAGTACAAACGGAAGTTGCTCCCGTTGAAGTTCAAGACGCAACGCCGCCGACAGAGGACACGGTTCCCTCCGAGGTTGAAAAGACAGAACCGGAAGTCAAGCCTGAAAGAACGTTCACCCAGAAAGAATTGGATGACATCCTTCAACGCCGACTCGCCAAAGAATCTCGCAAGATTG